CGACCGTACACGTCTACTTCGTTTTAAGCAGAAGTATCGTTTCTGGGGAACTTCTCTTGAAGGAACGCGCCAAGTATTCACGTATACTGAGATTCTTACTGACGATGTTATTGAAGAATACATTAACGATGAGTTGATTGACTCACGCCCAAATCCACTTGGAGTAGTTCCAGTGGTGCATATTCCTAATGTGCCTGTATCAGGCTCACCATGGGGACTAGCAGATGCACATGACATCATTACTATTAACCGTGCTTACAATGAAATCTCTACAGATATAGCAGACATCATTAACTATCACGCTTCTCCTGTGACAGTTATCATCGGTGCTAAAGCATCTAACCTTGAAAAGGGCGCCAAGAAAGTATGGGGCGGTCTTCCAAAGGATTCACAAGTATTTAACCTTGAAGGTGGAGCATCAGGAATTGATGGAGCGCTTAAATATTTAGACCTTCTTAAGACGTCTATGCACGAGATTATGAACATCCCAGAGACTGCTCTTGGACAAGTTCAGCCAATTTCAAATACTTCTGGTGTTGCTCTTTCTATTCAGTACCAGCCATTGATGAACCGATACAGCCAAAAAGTTGCTCAATACGGTAAAGGCATTGAGAAGATTAACGAACTCGTACTTCGTACTCTTGCCTTCAAAGAGCCAGATACTTTCTTATACAACCCAGATACAGATGGGCCAATTAAGCCAGGTCAGTTGACACAACTTGACCCTAATGACTCTATTACCTACATGAACTATGTTCAGTTCCCACCTCCATTGCCTCTTGATAAGTTGATTATTCTTAACGAAATTCAAACTAAGTTGGGTATGGGGCTTGAGTCTAAAGAAGGTGCTCTTCGTACTCTTGGTGAGGAATTCCCAGAGGAGAAACTAGAAGAGATTCGTCAAGAACTTATTTCAGATGCAACTGCAGATGGCGCATTGCAATTGGTCAAGATTCAGATTCAGAAAGAAATTATGGATATGACAGGAATGATGCCTGGTCCAGATGGAAACTCTGCTATTCCTATGGCCCCTCAAGAGTTGGGTGACGGAGATGTAATGGGAGATGGTATTCAAGGACCAGAGACTTCTGAAAACATTGACAGCCCTGAAAACAAAGCCGCTGCTGGTTTTGAGGACCAATCCGAGAGTTCAATTCGTGAAGCGCTTGTGACCCAAGCCTATGGAACTAAAATTCCACAGAGAAGGACGGTCGACAAAGACAACTAAGTTTCTGATAAATATCAGAATATAACGAGACAAAAGCAAGTAAATGCTATGCAATTATCTCGTAACAAACCCCAAAGTGGCACGGGCTTCGGCCCATTCGGACAATAACCCAAGAAAGATAAGTGAATACTATGGATAACCAAGTAGAAGCAGTAGGCGACACATTGATGGGACACCCTATTGATGGAGTCGTAGAAATTCAACAAGCACCAAGTGAGGAATTCGTGGCTTATACCGCAGACGACATTGCTAAGGCTCGTGAACAAGAGAAAGCAAAGTTGTATCCTCAAATGGAAAAAATGAAAGAAGAACTTGCGTCTCTTAAGAAAGAACGCGAAGAAGAAGCATCACGACGTGCAGCACTAGTTGCTGAACGCGATGCACAAGAAGCCGCTGCTGCAAAAGCAAAGGCAGAAGAAGAACTTTCCGCAAAAGAACTCCTCATAAAGAAGGAGCAAGAATTCCAGGCTCTACTTGAGCAGGAACGTCTTGAAAGAGAAAAGGCTTTTGCTCTACTAGAGCAAGAACGAAAGTTCCAAGAAGTCATGAATTACCGTGCACAACGAATTGAAGAAGAGCGCGAGAATATCGTGCCAGAACTTCTAGATTTAATTGACGGTAATAATGCTGAAGAAGTTGAGCAAAGCATTGCAATGCTCAAAGATAAGTCTTCTCGTATTTTAAGTTCTGCACAGCAGGCTATGCAAAGTGCGAGACAACAAATGGCGGGAGCACGTGTTACCGCTCCTGCATCAGGACCCCTCGATAACGATACGGACCAACAAATCTCTACTCCTGATTCAATCAGGGAAATGTCATTGGCAGACTATGCGAAGAATCGAGCCAAATTACTTGGCAGCGCTGCATCAAATAGAGGCCAGGGTCTCTTCGGTTAAAACCCAATCAACCAACTAAGAAAGGACTTGACCTCAGATGGCAAGTGCAATTACAGGAACAGGGCAACTCGCTGGTGCCCCAACGGCTTATTCAGGTGCTAATAGCAGCCTGAACCAAGCAATTCAAACAATCTGGTCAAAAGAAATTTTGTTCCAGGCAATGCCAATTCTTCGTTTCGAACAATTCGCAGTTAAGAAGACTGAACTAGGAGTTGCTCCTGGTCTTCGTGTGAACTTCCTTCGTTACAAGAACTTTGCAGTGGACCCAACTCCACTAACAGAAGGTGTTCGTATGACCACCAACGCTCTCACAGCAGAGCAAATTGCAATTACAGTAGCAGAACACGGTTATGCCGTTGCTGTTTCTGAGTTGCTACTCAATGCATCATTCGATGACGTAATGGCTTCTGCTTCACGTCTTCTTGGCCGTCACATGGCTCAATATCTTGACGTACAGGCTCGTAACACACTTTCTGCTGCAACTTCAGCAGTATTTGGTTATGACCGTTCAGGAGTACAAGGAATCAACGACTGGTACAACGAAGGTACTCGCGGTTCATCAATCGCAGGCCTAACAGGTGCTTTCAAGTTGACCACAGGTGCAATTAAGGATGCTGCTCTTACCCTTGCTGGTAAGAACATTCCTCGCCTTGGTGAGACCTATGTACAGTTCGTACACCCTAAGCAGTCTCGTGACCTTCGTTCGAACCCAGAGTTCATCGAAGTTACAAAGTACGCTGCTCCAGGAAACTTCATGCTCGGTGAAATCGGTCGTTTGTACGACGTAGTATTCATTGAGACAACACAGGTTAAGAAGTTGTCATCTGGCGTTGCCTTTGACTACTCTTCACTAGTAGGCGCTCCATCAGACCCATACTCAACACCAGTAAAGGCTAACACTGCTCCTGGTCAAGGTGGAAACCCAGAAGATTCTGGTGCAACTGCAACATCTGGTACACCAGGTGCAGACATCTACGAATCAATCATGATTGGTGACAACGCATTTGGTCACGCAATCTCACTTCCAGTTGAACTTCGCGATGGTGGTGTTCTTGACTTCGGTCGTGAGCACGCTCTTGCTTGGTACGCAATCTGGGGTCTTGGTGTTATCACCGACCAATCAATCGTCAAGGTTTACACAAACTAAGACACTTTTTACCAATGTCTGGGAGCCATACTCTTTCTTTGGCTCCCAGCCATTTTAACTAACTAACAAGGAGAATAAACACCGTGGCAAATACACAAACAAGTCCGCTTGACGCAACAGGCCGTGCAGCGGAACAAGCAACAAAGAAGAATGCAAAGATTCTTCAAGACCGCAAAGATGAGATTTCAATTGCGGCACAAATTGAGGCAGAGAGTCTGGCTAATGATGTCTTCGACCCAAAGAAGCCAGATACACCTCTTGTTCTAGACGAGATTGAAAACGTCGGAGTAACAACTGCTAATGACACAGTCATCATTCGTACAATTACCGATATTGAAGATATGACATATGGCGTAGGAAATCACTACACATTTAAAGCAGGAGTTAAATACCGCGTTCCAGTTGACCTTTCAAATTATTTAGAACAACTTGGATATATTTGGCGGCCTAACTAAGCCGTCTACAGGTGTCCATCTCAACTGGTACCCCGCCCTCCTCCCAGTTGGGGTGGACCTTTTTTATGCTTACTAAATCTCAAATAAAAGAGATAATGCTCTAGAGATTATTACGGAGGTTTCGTGGCCACATTAAGTTCTTTATCAAACCGTTTAAGGACTGAACTTGGGGATATGGGCAAATCCTTCGTTTACAGTTTTGTTGCCGATGGAACAACCAATCGCTTTCTCATCCCATACTCACCTTTACAAGGTCCCACTCTAGTTATCCATGTAAACGGGACGGATGTATCTTCGGCTGTTGAAGTTGAAGAAGAGACGGGATATCTTACCTTTGATAGCACCCCTAATTCTGGTGCTCCAGTCGTTGTTGCTGGATTCTACTATCGTTATTTTACAGATAACGAAATTTGCCATTTTGTTAATGATGCTTTTTCCCAACACATTTTGTACCACACAGATGCCTATGGTCGAACAGTTACCATGACAAATCTTCCTAAAGTAGAGGAATACCCTGTTGCTGTTTATGCCGCTACATTGGCGCTTTATACCCTAGCAACAGACGCTTCTTTTGATATTGATATTACCGCTCCAGATGGAGTGATGATTCCTCGTTCTGAACGTTACCGTCAACTTATGTTAATGGTTGATTCAAGAAAAGAACAATACCGTGAATTATGCTCACAACTTGGTATTGGTCTATACAAGATTGACGTATTTTCATTGCGCCGAATTTCAAAAACTACAAATCAATATATACCAATTTTTATTCCACAAGAAGTGGACGATATATCATCTCCACAACGCGTACTTTTGCCTATTCCAAATTACGGCGCTTCTGCTACACCTTCTTCAGTACCAAATTACGACCTTACAATGTATCAAGGCGATTCTTTTTACGTTGAACTTGATTTTCCGTTTGATGTTACACAGTACACTTGGCGTTCTGATATCGTTACTTTGCCTGGATATGCAACTGCGTTAGCGTCTTTTACTATTGCACCAATTACTGGTTATACAACAAAACTTGCTTTATCATTAACTAGTGACCAAACAACATCTCTTCCACAACGTTGTTACTGGGATATTCAAGCAACATCAATTACTGACCCTACCTATGAGCAAACTTATATGCAAGGTATGATTTTTGTAACACCGCAGGTGACTGAATGATGGCAAGAATAACTAACTATGAACTGTCTTGTGGTTGCATTGATACATGTACTTGTGGTGCTCAAGGAGTAATTATTCAAGTTCTTCCTGGACAAGGTGGCGCTCGTGGTATACAAGGAACACAAGGCACACAGGGAAGTGCTATTCAAGGAGCACAGGGTCCAATAGGACCAGGAGGTGGAGCGCAAGGTACCCAAGGAATACAAGGTACGCAAGGGGTTGGATACGCCCCTGTTGCAATTGCTAACACTTTTTATGTTGCTAAAAACGGTAACGACAATAACAGTGGTGAAAACCAAGATACAGCATTTTTAACTATTGAAAAAGCAATGTCTGTTGCCACATCAGGAACAGCAGTTAAAGTTGCAAGCGGTAATTACGTTGAAAATAATCCAATTACAATTCCTGCTGGTGTTTCTCTTATAGGAGATAGTCTTCGTACTGTTAAAATTTCAGGAGTAACACCGACAGCAGATATATTCTATGTTAACAACTCTTCATACATTACTGAAGTTACGTTTACAAACCATGTAAGCCCCGCTGCAGCGATTGCCTTTAACCCAGATGGTTCTGCTGGTGCTATTTATAGCAGTCCATACATCTACAACTGCTCATCAGTAACCACAACAGGTACTGGTATGCGCGTAGATGGCGCACATGCAAGTGGTGGTAAGTCAATGGTAAGCGGTGAGTACACTCAAGTAAACCGTGGTGGTATTGGTATTCATATACTTAATCAAGGATATTCACAACTTGTAGGAATATACACAATTTTTACAGACATTGGTATTTTGTGCGAAAGTGGCGGATTCTGTTCTCTTATTGGTTCTGATACTTCTTTTGGTAACTATGGTTTAAAGGCATCTGGAACAAGTCCACTTCTTTATAGTGGAACTACGTCAGAAATTTTGGTCAACGATACTGGTGCAACAATATCTGGGCTATCTCATACCCCATACGTTAATAACACTGTTACTTTTGATAATGGAACTACCTATTACACAGTAGAAACAGTAACCCCAATATCGGGTGGAAGTTCTACAATTACCTTTACTGAAAATGTTGCAACTCCAGTTTCTGCTGGTACTACCGCTAAATTTTATCAACCAAGCCGTATTACCGCTTCAGGACATACGTTTGAATACTGCGGAACTGGAATTGACCCAGTATTAGCGCTCCCTCAATCTGGTGGAATTCCAATTGAAGCCAACGAAGTTATTGAAGTAAATGGTGGTCGTGTCTATTACACTAGTACCGACCAAAAAGGCAATTTTAAAATTGGTGGTGACCTAACTATCAATCGTGGTCAAGGAACTATTACAGGCGTTACATTTGATAAGAGTTTGTTTGCAGTCATGACCCCCTACATACTAGCCCTAGAAGGATAAGCAATGGCATCAGTACTAAATGTATTTAAAACAGTAACAGCAGAATTAACAACTTCTCCTGCTACTTTGTACACTGCTCCTACAGGGTACACAGCAGTAATTCTTATGGCTCAAATTTCAAACATAACCTCTTCTTCAGCACAAGTTACTTTTTCACATTATGACGGTTCTACAACAACAGAACTATTAAAAGGATTTGCAGTGCCACCAAATGATGCGGCATCTGCAACTACAGGAAAACTTGTTGTACAAACAGGGCAATCAATAATTGCTTTGTCTGACACAGCAAGCGCATTAAAAGTAGTCTTGAGCGTTTTGGAAACACTCAATGGCTAAAACCGTATCAGGTAGAGTAAAAAAGACCCCACCAAGTCAGGTCTCTCCTGAGAGGTATGACTTCATTGAACTGGCAGAGACTGAGCCAGACCTTGGGGTACCCAGTACTGATGGGTTTGTCCTTTCATCCAACATAGATGGGAATAGAAGTTGGGTAGGGGTTGCTTATACCCACGTTCAAGGAGTTGCAAGCGATACATGGATTATAATTCATAATTTACATTTTAAGCCTAACGTTACAGTTCAAGATTCGGCTGGTAATATAGTCGAAGGTGAAATTTCGTATACTAATTCGGATTCTTTAACCGTCAGTTTTCAAACAGCCTTTTCAGGCGAAGCATATCTAAGTTAGTTATCTTAAGGAGATAAATAAATGGCAAGAAAATTTCTGACACCCATTGACCTTGGGAAATTAGAACTTCAGAATGCAAGAATCCAAAATCTAGGAACACCTCCAGCAAACCCTGTTGAGGGCCAGGTTTATTACGACACAGTAGACAAGTTTATTAAACAATGGGACGGGACTGCTTGGATTGCATTTGGTCCACAAGGTACTCAAGGTACTCAAGGAACTCAAGGCACACAAGGTGTGCAGGGTACACAAGGTGTGCAAGGAGAACAAGGAACACAGGGCACTCAAGGTACTCAAGGCGTAGATGGTCAACAAGGTACGCAAGGTACCGATGGAACACAGGGCACACAGGGAACTGACGGTACTCAAGGTACACAGGGTACTGATGGACAACAGGGAACTCAAGGAACCGATGGAGCACAAGGAACTCAGGGCACTGATGGTACCCAAGGCACACAGGGTACTGACGGAACACAGGGCACACAGGGAACAGATGGCGCCCAAGGAACACAAGGTACAGACGGTGCACAGGGTCTTGATGG